CAGGCGTGGGAGCGGCGTACAACGGCACGCACACGGTTTACGCCCTCCCACAATTCCTGCCCGTCAACGTCGACAGCGACGGCATCATCGAATACGACTACTCGTATCCGATCGCCAACGCAGTCATGTGGGCCTCAAGCCAAGACCCCGAAACGATCAACGCCATCACCGGCACCATCGCCTACACGCCTGTTTGCACTTGGATCACCTACACGCAAATACAGGACTGGTTGGGTATCACGCTCGCTGGCGGAGCCGAAACCGCGTTTCTAACGCAATGTGCGGCCGCCGCCAATGCGTTCTGCTACCGCCGCCGCCAAGAATCCGGGTACATTGACGCATTGGCCACCAGCCCGTCCGGCGATGTCACCCTGGGAACGATCATGTATGGCGGTGCCCTGTACCGTCAGCGTGGAGCGATCGACCAATTTGCGTCGTTCTCCGACATGGGGCAAGCCCCCACCACCGGCCTGTCACCGCTTATCAAGCAACTGCTCGGCATCTCGAGGCCGCAGGTCGCATGAGATGGCCTACACCGACCTGTTCAACGAAGCGATCGACGACCTGTCCGCCACGCTCGCCACGATCAGCGGACTGCGGGTCGTCACCGACCCCGCCAAAATCAACCCACCCTGCGTCTTTTTGGATGCACCATCGTGGGAATCGTGGAACGGCAACATCGTAAAGATGACCTTTCAGGCTCGAGTGTTCAGCCTCGGCCCATCCAACCTTGACGCACTCCGCGACATCCTGTCGATCTGTGCCAAGTTGCTGGAGAAGAACGTGGCGGTGATGGACGGCCGCCCGGTATCCATCCAAATCGGCGGCCAAGAATTCCCCGCCTACGACCTCACAATCCCCCTACAGGCACAGGCAGGCTGACAATGGCACTCCGCATCATCTCCACCCGTATCGGCGAACTGGGAGCAATCTACGAACCCGTGGAAGGCATCAACGTGGAAGCGTTGATCGCCGGAGGTTTCGTTGAGGAAGCCCACACCGCTGGTGGCAAATCTGCTAAAAATAAGAACACGGCTCCCGACGCTGGCAAACATCCCAAGGAGTAATCATGGCCACGTCGACCTACCTGTCCAACCCTGTCATCACGATCAACGCAGTCGACCTGTCCGACCAGTGCACGTCGGCCACCATCAGCCAAGCGTTCGACCAGTTGGAGAACACGGCGTTCGGTGACACCGCCCGCAAGTACACGGCCGGCTTGCAGACCAACAGCATCACCGTCGAGCTGTACTGGTCGACCGCTTCCACCGAAACCTATGCCAGCCTCAAGTCGCTGGTCGGCACGTCAACCAACATCACCATCAAGGGATCGTCCGCCGCCACATCGGCCACGAACCCGCTGGGCACCCTCACCGGCGGGTTCTTGGCTGAACTCCCCGTCGCCTACACGCTCGGAGAACTCGCCACCGTGTCCGTCACCTTCAACGGTGGCACATGGGCATGGTCGGAATCCTGATCTAAACCAAACCCGAAAGGCCCGACATGAAACTGCACCTGAAGGTCGACATTGGTGACGGCCCGTTTGTGGTCACCACCAACCTGCAAACCGTGATTGCGTGGGAACGCAAATACCGCAAGAAAGCCGGTGACCTTGCGTCCGGCATCGGCATGGAAGATCTCGCGTTTATGGCGTGGGAATGTTGCAAGCGTGACAAGGTGGTCGTTCCCGTCGAGTTTGACTCGTTCATCAGTCGACTGGTGGAACTCGAGGTGGTGTCGGAAGAAGTGGTTGGCCCTTTCTCCCCGGCACCTACCGACGCTCATTAGCAGAACTGCTAATCAGCACCGGCTGGTGGCCGCCTGATGTACCATTTGACTTCGAGGACGTGGCGACCGTGGCCGCCATCATCAAGGAGCAGAAGCGATGACAGGGCCGACCATGGAAGTGAAGGGTGTCAAGGAAGCCTTGGCGATCCTGAACGCCATGGACAAGAAAACCCGCCGTCAAATCACCCGCGACTTTGCTGAAATTGCCAAGCCGATGGTGCTTGAGGCCAAACGCCTGTTGCCCGGCGACGCACCCATGTCCGGCTGGGAACGTGCCTACAACGTCGGCGGCCGCCAAAAGGCGTTGGCCCGCAAAGCCATGTTCACCGGCCGTGTCCGCGAAGCCGTCACCACAGCCAACGACGAAGCCACCAGCCTGCTCCCGTGGAGCACCAGTAAAGAAACCCGCTCCATCAAAGCGTTTACGTCCGGCTCAAAGAAGAAGGCGGCCGTGTTCGGCATGAAATGGAATAGCCGTGCCGCCACCCTGTTTGACATGGCAGGCAAATCGACTACCCCGCAGGGTGCCCAAATGATCAACGTGCTGTCGTCCCGGTACGGAAACCCGTCCCGCACCATGTGGAAAGCCTACGAACTGTCCGCAAGTGACGTTCAGGAACAGTTGCGAAAACTGGTGGAAAAGATCATGAACGAGTCGTCCTACGCCCTCCAGTACAAGCATGGCAAGACGACCGTCGCAAGAATCGTGAAGGTGATTTGATGGCCGTTTCAATCCCCATAGTTAGCGAGTTTGTCGATACCGGGATCAAGGGGGCCATGAAGGCCTTCTCCGACTTCCGTACCAGCGTCTCCCAAGCCGAAGGCGGCATGGCCAAATTCAAAGCCGGATCAGCCGTCGCCCTCGACTTTGTCAAAAAAAACGCCGTCGCATTCGCCGCCACGGCCGGTGTGGCCATCGCCAAATTTGCGTTTGACGGGGCACAAAAATTCCAGCAACTGGCCATTGCTACCGGCAAATTCTCCGATGCCACCGGACTCGCCACAGAGGAAGCGTCCCGCCTGATTGAGGTGGCTGGCGACCTTGACATAGAAGCAGGCACCCTCGAGGGGGCCATAGGCAAAATGAACAAGACGCTGGGCACCAGCCCGGAACTGTTCAAGGAACTTGGCGTTGAGATTGGCTATTCCAAAACCGGAGCCATGTCGGCCAACGAAACGTTCCTAAACGTCATTGACCGCCTAAACGGCATCAAAGACCCCGCCGAACGTGCCCGTGTTGCATCGCAACTGCTCGGCAAAGGCTGGCAATCCATGGCCGAACTCATCGGCCTTGGCTCCGACAAACTGCGTAAAAGCCTCGCCGAAGTATCCGATCAAAAGGTAATCAACGATCGCGAAGTACAGCAGGCCCGCGACTACCGGGCGGCCATGGACAAACTGAACGATGCCACCAGCGACTTGTCTATGGCACTGGGCCAAAACCTCATTCCGATGCTGGCCCAAATGGCCGAACTTCTTGCCAAAGGCGTTGAACTGAGCAACAAACTGGGGTTGGGTATGGCAAACCTCAGCAACACAGCAGAAGGTCTGAAAAAATCCGTAGACGATCAACGCAACGCATGGCGAGATGGTTACGCGGCTATGCGAAACGCACAGACCGCCCTCGAGTACCTCGATAAAAAAGAAGACGAAGTGCGGGTTACCACAGACGAATTGAACTATGCGTGGCAGGCCCTGCTCGGTCAGTTTGACAAAGACGAAGCCATCCGAAATGCACAACGTGCCGTCCAAGACCTACAAGCGGCGGCCGTTGCCGCGTTCAGCGATCCCAGCAAACTGATCGAATACGAGGAGGCGACACAGGGGGCATACGAAGCCGTCGCACGACTTATCGAAATCATTGGTTTGACAAACGCAGAACAAAACCGAATCAAAGTGCTGGTGGATACCGGCGAAATTGAATCAGCAATTCGCCTGCTGGACATCATGGCAAACAACCCAGGCACCAGCCTGACAAACGCGATGCGGTTCCGTGGCCCTCGAGCAAACGGTGGCCCGGTCACGGCTGGTGGCACCTACCTTGTCGGTGAGCGTGGCCCCGAACTGCTGACGATGGGTGCCCGTAGCGGATACGTCACGCCCAACAGTGCGATGGGTGCCACGGTCAACATCAGCGTCAACGGTGCCGACCCCAACGAAGTGGTGCGTGCCCTCCAAGCGTACGTCCGCCAGTCCGGCCCTGTGCCGGTAACCACACGGCCGACCTGATGGGCAAACTTTCGTGGACTGTCGGCATCAAGCCGTTCATAGGTGCAACCACCTATTACACCGACAAAGTGTTGTCCATTTCGTACATGAACGGCCGCAAATCGTACTTGGACGAATTCACCGGCAACAGCCTTCGCGTCACTCTCAACAATCAAACCAACGTGGCCGCCTCGGTCGTGTTCGATGAGGTGGTCTGCTTCGGTGGCTGGTTGGCCGCACCAGTGGCATTGGGGGTTGTCGGCCAGCAGTCGTCGCCGGTTGGCGAGGTAGGTCGGGTCGCTGGTTCGTTTGGGCATTGGCTCCCGCCTCACTTCGTTCGTTGGGTCGATGCTTCGCCCTCGTTCCTCGGGCTTGCATCCTCAACCATACTTGGGTGCGTGGGTGGTGTTGTGCCCCCCACACTTCAGGTAACTAACCTCGGCAGCCGGATTGAATAGGGCGGACTCCGTTGGCCATTTGACGTTTGGAAACGCTGCTCCCTCACGTCGACGCATGAGGGCACACCCACGTTTCCGTGTATTCCCACAGCCGGGTGCAGTGTCCGGTCAGGGCTGTATGCCTACCCGTCAGGGTGGTGGCTCGGTTGTGAATCGGGGACTATAGCAAGTCGAACAGGGACGGGATGTCAGCAGGGCTGTGGTTATACGGTGAAATTTCGCCGCGTTTCAACTGGCCGTGCGTGCGATGACGATGGCAATTCGCACACACCAAATCACATTTGGCTATTTCAGCCAGCAGCTTTTCTGTTGATACCGAATGCTTTTTGCCACCAATGGTGAACAGTTTTTGTGACGGGTCGCGATGATCCCAATCGAACACAAACCAGTTATCCACAACGCACAACAACCCGCAATCACAACATCGGCCATGAGCCAGTTTTACTTCAAGCATCAAAGCGTTGATGCGTTCCTTCTTTTGGGCCGTTGTTTCACGTCGAGGCTGACGCTTTTTATACCCTCTGCGAAGCCGGTAATACTCCGTTTTGGCATCACAACACAACTGACAATGCTCACCACGTCTGCGATGCCATTCGTATTTAGCCGGTGTCCCGCACGGGTTTGGTTTACGCCCTGACCCTTTGCCACCCATCACTCGGCCGGTCGCAGTTCGGCTTCGTTGCTTGACCATTGGCTGCCGACCATCGTGATGACTTCCCACCCTCGATCGGTTTTCGGTCTGATGAACAGGACAGTCGCCCAACAGTTGGCGGTTCGCGGAACCAGCACCTCGAGCGGTCGGATCGGCTGTTGCCACGGATGATTCACGGGTTACTCCTTGATAGTCGCAGGACGATTTCGGGCATATCAGACGGGTACCACAAGTACGCCTCCGCCCCTGCGGCCGCCAACGTACGCAACCACACCTTCTGCATGACGGACACGCGACCCTTCTCCCTCTTCAACTCCGCAAAGATCAGTTCCCCAGCTCGAGGGCGTGCCAACACAAGATCAGGGAAACCTGCGTCCCCCTGAATGGCGGTTGCCCACCGTCCGGGGCGGATCTGTGCAGGTCGTTGATGCATCACCAGCCAACCACGCAGTCGGGCCACCTCAATCACCGCTGACTGAAATTCGGCTTCAGTCATGGCGATGCTGTTTCGCTGACCAGTCCCGCAGGTCGGTCATGGGTAGCAGTTCAATGATCGGCATCTCGTACACTCGCCGTTTCTTGCGGTCGGTGAAGAACGGGGCGTTGGCGATCAATGCGTCCTCAACGCGTGCCCAACCGTGCAACGTCACCTCATCATGGTTCACATAGGCGTGCACGAAAATGTGCTTGTAGCCGTCAATGAGGCGTAGCGGACTGTCCGGCACACGGGTCGATTTCACGTCAATGCCAGGCAAATCGTCACGATGAGCTGTAACACCCGTCCACGGCAAACGCAGGTATTTCGAGCAGGCGTATTCAGCGATCGCACCCTGTATGTCATCCTCCCAGCCAGTGCGACCAATCCGATCGGTGGTGTCCTGATAGCGGCCGATGGACTCAATACGTCGACGCACACCCACGGTGGCCGCCATGTTCAGTTCTTCTGCTGACAGTCGGGTGGTGGGCATCAGAACATGCTCAACTGCTGATCGTGGGCCATGTTGACAGGCTCGTTTTCTTGTTCGGCGTACGTTTTGATGCGATGGCAAATTGCACAACGCAATGCACACTTGGCGATTTCATCCAACATTTGCAGGGTGCTTCCGTTGCGGAGTTTGGACACTTCCTTGAACTTCGTTGTGCGGTCAATGTGATCCCAGTCAAACGCAATTGAGTTTTGTTCGGTGACCGCCAGTTTGCAGTCAACGCAGTAGCCACGTTGCATCTTCATGGCTAAGTCGACGCGGCAGTTATGCCTGTACAGACTGTTCATCCAACGACGTTTGTTTGCCACGTCCAAACCTTTTCGTCGAGGCATCAGAAAGGGTGCTCCGTCTTAAGTCGGTCTATTTCGGCTGATGCTTCACGGCGTGACAACGCTCGAGGGTCGCCCTCATACTTTAACGCACGCAACAGTTTGATCTGTGCGTCAGATGGGCCGTCGCCGGATGGTGCTGGTGTGCCGCCCATGCGTTCCACCTTGCCCATCTCCTCCCTTGAGGGCCGTTTGCCAGCCTGATAGATCCAGTTCGCAAGGCACCTTCCTGCGGCCGAGGTTTCGCAATTTTCTACCCATGACGTGGCGTTCACGCCCCGGTCGGTTTTTTCCTCATAGGCAAAGCCGGTGGCGGTCGGGTGCTGGTCGTCCCGATGGCGGTACACCTCAGCCCGAAACAGGCAGGCGTGGTCGTCCATACGGACAAGTTCCGTGTAGATCCGGCCGTCAGGGTTCGCCGCCCAAAACAGGGCCAGCCGCTCCTCCACGGTGGCGTACGTCGACAGGTCAAACCCCACGATCATCCTCCTGTTGCAGTCTCACGAGATTGTGGAAGTGTTCGGCTTTGTAGCACTTGAAGCACCACACGCTCCATGAGCCGGGCGACCAATGAAAGATGTCGTCGCCGGCGATCGGACGGCCGCATCTACAGCACGCACCCGCTGTCGGACGTTGAAGGCGGGGCCGGTCAATCATTGAAGCCGCCAAGGTTCAGTTGCACGATCGTGTCGGCAGTCGTTTTGGTCATGGCGGACGGCATCACGTCAAGGCTGTGCAAACAGTACGCACATTCGTAGAGGGCACGTCGCAGTACGTCACGCTCGAGGCGTAGGCGTTCAATTTCGGCCACCAGCGTTTGGATTTGGTGGGCGGCCTGCTCCATGGCGGCGGTCGCTTCACGCAGAACGTGGGCGAGCGGGTCGATGTTGTCGGGCATCGGATCTCCTTATTGTCGGGTACGTCGAGCACAAGAAGCCGTCACCGAAATGCATGACGCGGCCGTAGAAGCATTTACCGACCCGTCAAAGGTAAACGCTTGGAAAGATTCGGTTCAGCAAGCCTACGAGGCCCTCGGCCGACCCATCCCGGCGCTCCGGCTTGCCA